GCAAATCGTCATACCAACCGGCACAACGATCCGTTCGGGCAACCTGCCGCCCCAGCGCGCCGTAAATCTTCAACGCCGCCGTATCGAGCCGATCACCGATCACCACGCCTGCCCTCGCGTGAACACGGCAATCATCAGGCAGATCCGGCAACACCTTCGCCGCTTCGATAGCTGCTTTGTCGCGCGCCGCTGCCGCGATTGCGCGATCACCGCAACCGGTTAAAAAGATCAGGACCAACAATGCAGCTGGGATGAATTTGCGTTCCATTTTCATACTCCTGAATTTTCTGGGCGTATTCCGCCGCCTGTGCATCGGCCACATGGGCCTTGGTGCGAAATATTTGCAGGGCATCCACGGCGACCTGACGGCGGCGCTCAAGCTCTGCAAGCTGATCCTGTGCCACCATCGACACGAATTTATCGGCCTGCGCGTTCACGGCGTGGCGCACAGCCGATGTTTTATCAAATGTGACCCAAAGGCCCGCAACGAGGATCACCCCCAGCGGTAGGCCAATCTGGATGCGCAGGAGCTTGATTATGACGGGCAGGATTACTGCCATCACCCCTGCCCCTGCATGCACATAGCATATTCACCGGACCGCCGACGCACCAAACCACGGATCACCCGCCCGCCCGCTTTGTTCCACCACGTCAAGGCGTCACAGCCCGCCGCAATTCGCCCGGCGTTCAAACGCCGCGTTGCGGTACTTTTACCTGCGCCGCGAACACCCACGTTATAAGCCAAGCTGACATATGCCACTTCACGGGGCGCGGTCAGACGCACGGCCCTGGTCTCGGCGGTGAAATACACCCGCAGCCCGGCACGATATGACGAGATTTCGCGGGCCAGCATGGCATCACATTGACGCGCGGTGTATTTGTCACCATGCTTGACCCCCTTGGTTTCACCAAAGCAAACCGTCCAGACGCCAACGATATCCCGATAAGCCACCAACCGCAGCCCTTCCCAGCCACCGATGAATTGCACCGCAAGCCCCGTGAAACCATCTTGGTTCGCTCTTGACGGTTGCGCAAAACCACCCCCCGCCAGCAATGCCACCACAAGGAACCAGGTAAGCATTTTACCGCGGGCAATCCCCTGATCTTTGATCCGGCCAATAATACCATAGATCAACAGAACAAGCGCAATGCCCCACCAGATACGCGGGTTTGTATCCACCCCGAACCCATAATAAATGATTTCAGGCAGCACCAAACAAATGGCGCTTAAATACAAGGCCCACATTGAATGCGCAGTCAGCGCAATTTGCTTCCAGTTATGAACGAACTTCATGATCTACCTTTCTAATTTGATTCTTTGATTGCCGCCAAAACCACCGTTTGGTTTTCTTTTGCGGTCTGTTTCAACTCGGATATTGATTTTTCGATGTGACCCAATTCTTTTGTCAGATCATCCCGACGAACGTATTTCTCCCGAATATCTTTGTTCTCAGCAGCGTGTTTTTCCGCGTGGCTGTCTATTTTTCTGTGTAGCCCCGCAAGTTTCGTGGACGTATTACGAAAGGCCGCGATCAGCAGGCCCAATACAGCCATCCCAACCGACACACTCGTTCCGACCACCCACGAACTGCTAAATTCATCACCCATCATCACCGCCTTTTTTCATAAGGTACGAAAAAGCCCCGACCGATTAAGTCGAGGCATTCCAGTTGGTTATCGTTGGTGGTTAAGCTATTATGGCTTGGCTTCGGCCCTCTTATGATTCACCACCCATAACCAAAACCGCCTTACGCCCATCATCCCGTAGGCGACCCATGTGCGCAGCGCTGGGGCGTGTTCTGACATTGCGGCCTCGAACCATTGGCTATCTGCAAAGGCCCGTCGAAAACCGCTCTCAAGCAGCGTGTCATGGATGACCGCCGCCTTTAGGAAATATGGATCATCAGGCGATAGCGCCCAGTGCAGATACTTCGGCACCGAGCTTTCGAACTCACGGCCTGGCGGGATTGTCAAAACCCAGCCGGAGCCTTTCTTGCCGATGTTCCAAAAAACGGTTTGAGCGGTGACGTAGCTGCGCGAGCCGCCCTTGACGCACCATTTTGGCACATTGGTACTACCCATCAACATTCCCCTTTCCCATAATCACGGCACCTCCCCCATTAATAATTCTACGAAACAACGAGTTCCTCCCATTCTTCTTTTACGACAGATATGAAATCTAGCCTGCTGCCTTCAGTTTTGCCTCAAAGGAGGTTCGAAGACCGCCAGATTTCGAATAAGAATGTCTTACCATTTCAATGATGAATTCCCGACCATCCACCCCAGGCCGCACACCACGATAGGTGACAGGCTGACCAGCCATCAGCGCAGGGCGACCGACGATAGAGCAAGATGTTTTTACAAGCCCGCGTAACATTTCACGAACAAAGGATTCTGCAGCGGCTTGGGCTTCGGCCTCTGAGCTGAACGGCTCGCGAATAACGTGTTCGCCGGCTGATTCAGGATCACCCTCAACAGTGATCTCCTGACGCTTGGCGCTTGCACGATCTTGATAAAACGCTTTCACCTTGCCGAAACGATCCACATCAGTTTCAGAAACCCGACAGCTTCCCTCGACCATCGACGTGGGAATAATTATGGCTGGTGGCACACTGGTGCCATCTGCCGTTTTGCCCGCACCACGTTCCAACCAAAGCAGCGCGCCATTTTTGATTGTAAACAAGGCACCGTGCCGATTGGCCAACCGTTCCAAAAAATGAAGATCAGACTCGTCCTGCTGCCCAATCCACTCATAAACATGACCAGAAACCAGATCGGAAATCTTTGGTTTTAATTCATAGTCACCTGCGATTTCGGTCACAATGTCTTTGACGGATTTGCCGTCCCAATGGCGTGACTTCTTGGTTTTCATTTCCGAACGAAGATCAGCTGAGTGACCGCCCACAGTGATCGTATAGGGGAGACAGCTATAGTCCACCCTGTCGATAATATATGAGCCAAAGAATGCCTCACGACCAGACAGAATGGTCACACTCGCAACAGCGCCACGACGCGGGCTGGAAAAATGCGGGGCCGCATCATTGAACACCAATTCCAACGTGTCTGACCGAATGCCTTCGCGGTCGGTGATGTGCAGGCTGACGAGACGCTCAAAGAACAGCCCCGACACCGGCACGCCATCAATATCAACAAGAACTTTAGGATATGTCATGTTCACCTTAAAGCGGAAATGTAAGGGGTTAGGTGGTATGGTTTATTATCTGGAAATGGGGTTTTATTGATCAATCCCACAGCTTAACGGTCCGCTGGCCACCACCGGCTACGATGTCTGGCAGCGTGATTTCCAATCCAGTCGGCAAACGGTGTGCCACAGCTGCAATGTCAGGGTTCGCTTCCAAAACCTGTTCAACGGCACCAGCTTGGCGGCCATAATGCCTGGCACAAATAAGATCCAAGGCGTCATTCTCAGATGTAATGTGAATAGCGGACATTAAATCATCCCCAAAAGCGACAATAGTGAAAAGCCAGAACCGATGCGCTTGATCTCAATTGAATAGGCATTGCGGCCCGGCGCGCCATATTGATCATGAAAGCCACGATCTTCATCCACTTTCTGAATCGCGTGGCTGCCAAAGACCATGCCACCCAAAGAGACAAGCATCAAAGGAATGCCATTTTTCGCCGCCAATCGCACCCCCTCCAGCGTGACCGAACCGCCCCACTCCGCAGGAAACAAAACGCCATTGATCGTCACCACCTCAGACCGTGGGCCAGTCCATTGCAGGGCATTTAGACGCCCTACCGTTTCAATTTCAGCCCATGTCGTGTCCAACTTGCGGCTGACATCGGTGTAACCGAAGCCATGCGCATGAAACATAAATGGCCCAAGAGCCATGGTTACAGGTCCAGACATCAAGTGCCTCCTTTAGTCAGAAAAGCTGGCGGCGAAGGTTGCTTCAACCCGCTGCCCCAATAGGTCAGCAGCAATTTCAGCAATTGCATGCGGATCCGTGACACCCGCAGGCACCGCAATATTGATGGGGCCGTTGATGTTAACCGTGACGCTGCTATTGCGCCCTACCCCACCTGTGGGAGAAGTCGTTGAAGTAGCAGAAGCCATTTGCCCCACAACGGCAGATGCCGCCAGCGCGGCCAAACCAGCAGCCCTTACACCTTGAGCAGAACCCTGAACACGCCCTAGGGACGCGGCACCAATTCGGCGCAATGCCGCTTGAGCTTGCCTCACATTCAGCACGGCTCCAGAACCGGATGGAACCATTATCTCAGAACGAGGGGTGTTTTCGTTAATCAAATACGGCAAACCCGCGCGCACTGGACCACCCGATGCACGGGCACCCGCCACAGGCTGAACCGAACGGCCATACCCCAAGGCGTTGCCCCGATTTACTGCGGCCCGCACCTCTTTCGGGTCAGATGACGATCCCGATGGCGCGCTACCAAAGAACAGCTTTCCAGATAAGTCGAATTTGGTGATAAAATCCCAGTTCCATTTTGGCAGAAAGTCCAGCCAGTCAAAACTGAAGAACCAGTTTTTCCACTCGATGGCTTTGCTCAGGTAGTCACGCCATGGAAGCTCCTTCAAGCCAAGAACATTCCATGCAAACATGCCGATTTCAACCGCCATTAAGGCCCAGCCTATACCCGGAATAAGCCTCAAAGCACCGCGCCCAAACCATTTCAAAGGCGTAATTAATCGCCCCCAGCCTTTGCTATTCATCCCAAATTTACCGAGGCGACCAGACATCTTTCCCCACCGAATTGCTGGGATCAAACTGGCGCCCCAACGAATGGGTGTAATCAACTTCGCCAACGAGAATTTCCCCAACCGCCCAAGACCTTTAAACTTGCTCAAAAGCCCACGCAGCCCACCGCTTGCAAAGATTGCTCGCGCACCAAATCCACCAAGACCAAAGCGAAGTACGGCCAATGTGCCGATTAGGCCAGCCGCCGTTGTCAACAAAAAGCCACCAGCAACGGCCATGCCGCCAAGCGCTACGCCGCTGATCACCAACCATTTGGTCAGCTTTGGATGCTCTTTTGTCCACGTCACCATTGCATCAATGATGCCCTGTGATTTTAGCAACAACTCATTCAGCGGCGGCAGAACAACTTCACCAATACTATTTCCAAGCCGTGTGGTTTGATTGCGCAACAATATCATATTATTCGCAGTCGTCTTGGCACGCTCCGCATACTCTGCTTCAGAACTTCCAGTATAGTTTCTTTCTTCGGCCACAAGGCCCAAAGATTCACGCAACAGATCCATATTGGCGATAAGCGGCATCAGTGCGCGGGCTTCGTCACCAAAGATTTGCGAAACAGTTGACGAACGCAAGTGCTTGGGCTGCTCATTAATGCGGCGCATAACGTCAAGCGTTGTGCCAACGGCATCTTCCTGCATTGCACGCGCAACTTTTGCCGAATCTAATCCCAGAGTTTTAAACGCCGCCCTCTGCTTGGGTGTCGCAGACGCGCCCCGCACGAGGGCTTTACCCATGTTTCGGAATGAAGTGGCCGCAACATCCGCTTGCGCACCAGCTGCGATCATAGCTGAGCCGAAGGCCAACGTTTCCGTTGCATTGAAGCCCTTAACTTTACCGTCGACCGCCACACGGGTGGTGAACGTCAATATCTTTGGAGCCGTGGACGCCATGTTGTTCGATAGATGGTTCATCGCATCGAACAACAAAGCGGTTTCGTCAATAGTAAGACCCAAGGCCGTCTTGATGCTTGCCATCGATTCACCCGACTGACCCGCAGAAATATCAAACGCGACGCCGATTTTTGCAGCCATTTCTGCAAATCGGGTTAAATCGCTCTGCGCAATTCCAGACTGGCCACCAGCCGCGACAATTTCCGCCAACCCAGTTGCTGCCATTGGAATTCGCGTAGAAAGCTCCAAAATATCGTCAGACATCGAACGGAACGCCGCCGGGCTTTTAAAATCCACAACCTTGCGGACATCAGACATGGCGCTTTCAAACTCGATTGCCTGCATAATTGGCGCGGACATGCCGGTTAGGATACGGCGTCCCGTCGCCATCGATGCATTTCCAGCAAAGCTAAGGTTGGCAGATCGCGCCAAAGACTTATCCATCTGCTTGCGACTTGCTGTGATCCGGTCTTGCATCACCTTCAAGCGTTGCATCCGTTCCGCTTGCTGCGCAAACGCAGAGCTTGAGGCACCTAAAGCACCCGTCAGCCGCCGCTGTTCGCCAGCCAAATCAGCCGTGTTCACACCCGCAGATCGCATCTGCCCCTGCAGGCCACTTAACGCACGGCGGTTCTGCCGATGTTTTTCTTCCAGACGTCCTGCAGACCTACGCGCACGGTCGAATTCACGGCGCATCCGTGCTGTAGGGTTGCGCGTTGCCTTGATTTCCGTCTTCAGCTGGCGAACGCGCTCACGCGCACCCTGCAATGCTTCAGCAGAGGCACGAACAACCTTCTGTTGGCGCTTAAAATCATCAATAAGCCGCAGCGGCCCACGCAGCCCCTGAAGCCGCCCCATTTCGGAGCGGACTTTGGTTGCAAACTTACCGGTCACGCCAGACATACCCCGGATCATGCCCGAATATTGGTCAATCCCTTTAACGACCAGTTCCGTAGTGATCCGCTTGCCTGCCATTGTGCTGCACACCTTGAAAAATTAAGAAAAATGCCTAGATTCAAGGCATGGATATATTTGCGATGATTTTTGCTGTTCTGATGATTGCCACGGCCACCGTGGCAACAATCATATTGGGGGTCTCCGCAGGCGGGATTTGGGGCGCAGGTGTTTTTGCATTGTTGCTTTTAATTCTGTACAGGACATTCACACACCAAAGTGGCCCCGACCGGTTAACCGATCAGGGCGAACTAAATGCCTTCCAACAACCGTTAGCTGACGACTGAAGTCTATTCAAACTTCATGCGGGTGCCGTCAAACACCTTCTGTGCAGCATCGTACCACTTGTTAAAGCTGGACACCTTCATCCCCAGAACCTGCGGCAATGGCGTTGAAAGCACCGATGCCACAAAGCCAGCGGCAAAGCGCAGATCTTCCGCTACTTTGCCGGGGTTTCGTTTCCCAATGCATCACCATTGCCCTTGCCGGCCTTAAACCCCAAAGCAGCTTCAGCGGCTGCATTGGTGGCCTCAAGATCCGAGTCCTTGATTTTGCCCGCGACACTTTCTGGAATATCCGCAAGGCGCGCAATCCAAAACCGATTAACACGCGCTCCATCGATGGCCGTTCGCGGATCAGAAAACGTCGCCTCCAGTTCCGCATAAGCGATTTGCGCGTCAAGGTCCGGCTCATCGAATGACAGCGTGTCATAGCGCATCTCACCGATCACGATTGGGCGTTTCAGCTTAACTTCAATTGGTAAATCCATGTTCAGCCCCCCTTACAGCAACAGCGCGGCACGAATGTCGCCGGTTTGAGACTGGCCACCGATTGTGACGCTGAAATCATCCGCCTCGATCATTACATTGCCACCGATTTCCAGCTTCAAATAGTCCCACACAAAAGTGTAGTCAGTCTCGGCTTTATCGCCTGACTTCCAGCTGCCAAAGTCAACTTCCTTCAGGAAGCCGCGCAAATAGCACGTCACGTTCGTCACGGTGCCATCTTCATCGGCAAGCGCGCCGGTGATCATCAGCGTGTCTGTGGTGCCCTGCATACCATTGATGACAGCAACGGTTGCAGGATCCAATGCCGTCATTTTAAACTTAGCATTTTCACGCTCATAGCCTTGGCGAATTTCACGCTCCATGACCATGCCAGCGTTGCGGATTTTATCAGTTTTGACCTTGAAGGGCGGAATGGTCATTTCGGACACCTGACCAACCTTCACGTCGTCATTAAGCCACATCGCACAATCGCGAAGCAGGAATGCTGGGGTGGATTTCATTTTATATCTCCTGAATAGGCCATTCACATGGCATCAGCGCAGATGCACCACTGGCGCACCTGCATCATGGGTTTGTGGAATAATGAGCCTTAAGCCGCCGCCTGAAGCGCTTTCTTGGTCAATTCCAGATAGTATTTGATGTTGCGATGCGCGATGAAACGAATGTCTTCCATCGGTGCAGGTGGCTCAAAATCTAGCGACAGCGTAATGCGGCCAGATGCCAATTGAATAGGTTCATTCTTGTCTTGATCCAGCCAGACTTTACCGCCGATGATGGCACCTTCAGCAATAAAGGTCCGCATCGCAGCATTGCCAGACTCGATCATCAATTTGACATTTGCTGCAGAAAACGGCTTGTCCACGAAGTCCATATAGGCGTTCCGAACCGCTTCATTGATGAAATCAGCGGTGCGGCGAACTGCAAGGAAGACCCACATATCATCGCCTGTTGCACCTCGATTACCCCAGGTGATGTAGCCTTCACCTGTGTTGATGATCGTGTTGACGTGTTTTTCATTCAGATAATCTGAATGCACACCGTAGGTCACGGGCCGCGTCACACCACCAATGCCGTTGATCGGTTTGTTCGACAGTGAATGCCAAAACCCCAATGTCTTATCGACACGCGCCTGAACGCCCGCAAAACGAGCCGAAGCTGGGCGCGCGACATATTCGCTTGTGCCAGTATCCCAAACCAGAACTTTTGGATCCACAACATAAATACGCTGCGAGTTAATCTGTTGGCGATACAAAATGGCAGTGGCATCATCCGTATCCGGCCCGTCAACGAAGGCCACGGATTCCAACTGATCCAACACACCGATCAATTCAGCGACCACAGGGTTTGCAGTCACACCGTCACCCGACGTGAAGCCAGGTGCCGCAATCAAACGAGGCTTGATACCAAGCATGGGTTCCGACTTCAAAAGCGCATGAACACCAGTGCGTGCCGTGGCATCACCAACCAGATTGGACATTGTGGCGGCTAGATCTGCGCCCTCTTCAACACGGATGATGATTGTGTATGCGCCGACTTGGTCAAACACATCATCAATAGCATCTTTCAAAGTACCCGCATCACCAATTCCAACCGCATCAGTCGGGGTGCCTTTCAACAGCACAGGCGTATTCAACGGGAACTTCGCAGGGTCTGCATCCGGTGCGGTGCCCAACAGACCTACAATAGCAGATTGCGCAACCTGTACCAGAACAGGGGTTTCATTGGATTCCGACAATCGCGTGCCGTGATGGTAGCTGAGATCAGCCATTGGTCTCTCCTTTGGTCAAAAGAAAACCCGGCACGCTGGCCGGGGTGAATGGCGGTGAAGCCATTCGGGTTGTGCGCAAATGCGCTCTATTAGTCGTTCGGGGCTTGCGCCTTCCACTGCGCAATGGCGGCGCTGGTTTGCGTGGTGATTTCTGCAAACACAGCGTCGATGGCTGCCGCGATCTGATCAATTGGGATGGCATCATTTGTCGCCTGCATAATTGCGGTCTTGGCCTTGGCTTTCAAACCAGCGGCCATGCCGGTCAGGGCTTGAAACGCCTCGGCCTTTGCAATGATTGTCGCCGTTAATGTTGACGCATCGATCCCGCTGCCCTCGGCCTCATACCCAATCATCGCCTGTTGACCCGCTGTGGCCGTGCCTGCCGCAATCGCGCGCGCGGCACGTTCTTTGGTTGGCCATGTGTCACGCTCCTCAACGGTGGCGCTGCCGGTCAGCTCAAGCAGGAATTTGCTGTGTTCCTGATCAATTCGGTTGAGCGCTGACGCCTGAAACTCTTGCCGTGTGGGCATGTGAGGGCTGATGCTCGCCCCGTCCCATATCAGCCGCGTTTCGCTTTGGTATGCGGCTTGAAGGGCACCAGCGTCGGCGGCTGAAACAACCCGCATATCGACGGGAAACAGCGCCGTGATATCGCTGGATTCCCCAACAACATCGCCCCGCTCATTCACTAGGAAAAAGAAGCCCAGAACCTGTGCCTTGGCGACGTCATAGAAGTCCTGCCCATCATCATTTTGGGCAAACTGGATGTTGTGTGGGTTGTCCCCGTCAGGGGTGTAGCGGGTGAAATACCCGAGGTCTGTGAATTGCATGATTACACCTGCGCGATTGTGACCCAAGAGCCGTTGATGAATTTTTGAATGGGGCGGGATTTGTAGCCTGACATGACATCATCGGCGTACTGCCAGTGGATGCGAACGCCCGTGAGGACGAATCCTGTGGCCGCTCTGTACCAAGTGGTGACACCTGTATCTATTGCAAATAGCGTCTGCACCTCTGCGCCGAGGCGAACGTCACTGATGCTGGAAGCATCAGTTGCCACTCGTGAACCGTTGACATACACATTGCCGCCATCGGAGTTCAGATACAGACCATAGCCCACCCCGTTTCTTCGCGCCTGTATCTCGTTGTTGTCCATGCCGAGGTTATAATCGTCGGTTCTGCCTATCTGAAAGGCATGGGCCGTGGAGGACAACGACAAATCATTTGTAGCGTTGAGCCGCAGCCGCCCCGCGTGGATGTTGCCATATGCAAACTCAACATCATCGGCTTGATCCGCAATAAACTTGAACACGTTAGTGGCATCATCGAAAATAAGACCGTCAAAGTTTCCGCTGGCGTCACTGCCCATTCGGATTTTATAATTTCCGGCATCGGTCCGCAGGAATGATGACTTGCTCAACCCGCCCAGTTTATCCGCATTTACGCCGGTCAAGCCGGACCCAGCCCCGACAAAACCCGCCGAGGTAATTCGGCCAATTTCTGCGCTTGAATTGTTATAAAAAACCGGCCCACCAAGTGTAAATTTAACAAACACTTTTGTTGTGGTGTTATCAGAATGGCCAATGCTCATGTCGTTCGTCACGTCACGTAAAAACCAAATCGCCCCGTCCGCGTGTGAGCGAATTTGCGTTGATCCGGCGTTGTCACTGCGATCTACGAGGGTGATTGCAGGTTCAAACGCTCTGACGATCAGGCCGTAATCATTACCCCCGTCACCGACATGCCCCAGACTGTTGAGGAAAAGTGAGCGCATCTCAGCATTCGCGTCTTTGATCTTGGCCAAAACATCTGCGGCCGT